ATGTGAGCATCGGGAAATACTGCCCGTAGTGATCGCAGGAACTGCTTTGTGGCATCAAATTCCTGCTTTACAGATCTTTTACGGGGGTCTTTCTCAAATCTGCTTACTTGGTGGTTATCAATCAAATCCCCGTTTATAAAGATTGTGTTAATCTTGTTTTCCACACCGTACTTGATAGCCAAATTTATGGCATCAATGTCATGGTACGGGATGTGCAGGTCGGAAATCAGCAGAATGTTGTTACAAGCGGTAGGTAGCTTAAATGGTTGCCTTTTCTCTTGATGTGATTCCGGTAGGTTATACGGATTCATCGGCCTTTTTTCTTTCATGTAATATTCGGTTTTATTGATTTTACTTAGCTGCCTTTTGCCAACTTTACCCTCAATGTATCGCAAAAATGTACGTGCATTTTCGACATCTTTGAATAGCAAATTGTTTTCGGCGTACATTATACGTGCAAGTTTATGCGAGGGCATATCCATGCCGTAAGTATCCCTGTATGAGCGTGCTACTTCGCTTTTGGTCATAGATGTGCTTCAACTATCATTTCAGCTAAAGAAGTCCAATAGGTTACCCCTGCTTTCACTACCTTTCCTTGCAATATCCATAGTCCGGGAATGTCTATATCGCCAACCGTTGTGGTGTAGGTTATCTCATGGTTAGCAACAACGGTTGCACTCCATGACCCAGTTTGACCGGATGGCTTTTTATAATAAATGTCAGCAGATGTTGGGTTGTGTAGATTCACCCCTTGTTCTGTGAGTTTTATAGTTACGTTGGTGCCGTTGTATATCATGATTCAAAAGTTGATGTTATCGTTACATTATAGTCATTCGATGCTTGTATAGTTACCGGTGTGCTTTGTTCGTCATCAATGGAAACGGTATTATTCTGTTGACTTGCAATACTTACCTGTGTAGTTTGCGCTGCTTGTATCGTTACATTGGCGTTAAACGAATACAAAGGTATAATGAGATTCGCATCGAAACCTGTCAGCACAAATGTACCCCGTGCAGCCGTGAGTGTTGGGGTAGTGGAACTCTTTACAAGGTCTGCATCTATACCCGTAAGTACGAACGTACCACGCTCGGCAGCGATATAACGTACCCTTGCGAAGTTGGCATCACTACCTGTGAGGGTGAATATACCCCTTTCAGCGACTATGCGCCTATTGGCAATGGTGCCTGCATCCCTTCCGGTGAGCGTGTACGTTCCCTTATCGGCTACTATTGTCTTGCCTATGGTGAAATTCGCAGCACCCCCGGTGAGTGTAAATGCAGCCACAACTGCTGCCACCCTGTATGCTGCCCTAAAATCTACTACGTTACCCGTTAGGGTATATGTACCCTTTTCAGCAGTTAATGTATTGCCTGCCGCCCCGGTATTACGTAATAGCGTTAAAAGCATTGTTAGCTTTTATTAGTTCTTGTTCAAGTTGTATAACACATTCTATATCCCCACGCTGCTTCGCTGCACCTATCAAAAGTTGAAGGTGATTGATGCGCTTGCTCCATAGTTCCTTTTCTTCTTGCGGTGTCATATTATTGGATTACCATTTGTCTGAACATTAGAGTAGATGTGTTCATTAACATATAAATGTACACTATTACCGTTGCCCCATCTTGATACTCAACATCGAAAGCCGTATCTCCGACAATGGCGGCACCTTGTACTACAGGCATAGTATTCCACCCATCCATTTCATTGCCTGCTATGTGATACTTAAACCAACGGTTTGTGGCATCCTTTTGAATGTAAATGTTATCTGCGTAGTACGCATACTTTGTACCTGTTGTGAATGTTTCAGTCAAAGGTGCATACGTTACACCCGATACCCATGTATTAGCGGCAATATCGTAGTAATCAAGTACGGCACCTGCACCCCCTCTAAATGAGTATATTCTGCGCCCGTTAATGATAGCGGATTCGGAAGTCCATGCAGTTGCACTAACACGCCATATCCAATGCCCACTCATGCCTGCTCCGGGTGCTGCTGCCCTTGCTGCTGCCGGTGAAAGTGTTGACCATGTATTCGCACCAATATCGTATCGGTACAAGGTAACTGCACCGTTCCCCATGTAATACAGGAAGTTATCATTCCCGCTAATCTGATAAACAGAGGTAGCATCCGGTGTTGTAGTCCATGTTGCAACGGTGAGCGTGTCGGTCGTGTTCGCTGTAATTGTACGAAGTTGCCCTGCACCTGTACCCGATACGATGCGAACCTGTGAGTTAACCCATTGTGAGGCAGTCCATGTCTTTGTGTTATTTACCAAAGTGGTAGAGGTAGCGGATGTGGCAGTACCGGATGCAAGTGCCACATAATCCTGGTCATACCATGATGGGGTTGCTACCAACTTGCCATCCGTTGCAAGCGATGCAGCCAATCCGGTTTGAGATAGGGTAGTCCATGTGTTTGTTGCATAATCATATTTACGGAAAGAACCTGATGCCAAAGTACCTGCGCCAAGTACATACCATACAGGTGTACACAAACGATATACGGTTGATGCAGAGAAAGCAGATGCCTGTGTTGCAACTGTTAGTATAGCGTTAGTTCCAATAGTGTTAGAAACGATTTGAAGCGTTACTCCTGCGTTCGGGCCGGCAAGGATATGAACTGAATATCCTGCTAATGAACGGGCGATTGTTTGGTTGGTTGTGATTGTCGAAGTAGTACCTGCCGTTGCAGTAAGCGATGCCCCGATAGTTGTACCTGTACTCCATGCCCCTGCGGTGGCGGATGCACCGGCTGCTAAAGTTCCTGCAAGCGCAGGTGAAGGCAACTGCACCCATCCATCCTCATTGGGGTTGTAAAGCCATGCAGAAGTTGTACCATTGACATACAACTGATTTTGTTTAAAGTGCCGGGAAGATGCAATGAAAGAACCTGCTGCAGATGCGGAAGGGGCAGGGGTAACTTGTTCCCATCTCTTCAAATCTAATATCTGTCTATTTCCGTTTGTAGTTGGCATTATGTTACGTTTATATTTCTTCTTAAATTATCGGCAGTCATTCTTTCAAATGATTGCACCTGTGAGTTGGCAGCCACACCACCTATAGTTGCAAGGTTGGTGATGTTCCAGGTACCCGATTGGTTAGCAGATACCGTACCCGATACAGGGGAAGTAACACCGGAAGGATCCACAAGCATACGCCCTGTTAATGGGTTTACCTGTGCAAGTCCGATAGTCCGGGTTAATGCCTGTATAGCCATCCTCATCGCTTCGATAGCCTGCATTAACTCCTGTGTAGCGGTTACGGGGAGAGGGGTAGTTTCGTTTACATCGTTAGCTACTCCATCCGTACCCCACACAGGCTTCACCCGTTGGTATTGCACACCACCAATATCATCTGTGGCAATTATCTCACCACTACCCGGTGTATATCCTACGTTATCTGCCATCTTATTGTAAGGTTAAAAGTCCGTTAACTTGGTCAAAATCAACCGTTAAAGATTCACCGGAAAGCAGGGTGATGCTGCTTCCGTAATCAAACCACCCGATAAGCGGCCCACCTGCTGCGGTAGAGTTGTACACTACCACATATCGGAATGGCCCTGTACTACCACCTGTTGATGTGAGGGTAGTGTCGGCCACCACTAACTTATAAAGGCCACCCGATTGGGCGGATGAAGTAGTGGTTAAATTTCGTGTGGATAAATTCGTGTAGGTGATTTGAGTGATGTCGGCAAGCAGGCTATTCGCAGCCGTTGGTGCCACGTTAGATAGTGCAATGGTTAGCTGATTGCTTCCCAGATTGTGGGTGCCTTCGGCTACTGCTTCCACGAATGAATCGAATTTATTGAAAGTTGCCATCTGTAATTATTTATGCAAATTTACTCATTTGATTTCGATTTCAGCACCCCTGCAATCTTACGGGCAATCCCCCACTTATTCGCCTGGTAGAGTTTCATGTCAGTTAGGTTAGTGATGAAGCATACTTCAATTAACACCGTTTCTGCATCCGCTTTCATCCAGGCTAATGATCTGCGTGCAGTTAGCTTTTCGGGTCTGATACCCCTATCCTTAAAGCCAACGGAAGTAAATATCTTCAGCAGGGAATTTGCAAGGTCTTGTTCAAATTTGCTCACGTTATCGGGTACAATTACCTCACTACCCTTCGCTTCAGCGTTTGCGGATGCGTTCCAATGGATGTCAACAAGTATATCCCTTTTGCTGAACTTCCCACGCAGCCAGGCGAGAGTTTGGGCAAGTGCATTGGTATTGCTATCGGTAAGCGGCTCTATGCCTTCTTTTTGCAGTTCAGCAACTACCATGTCCCGTAATTCAATAGCTAAATCACGTTCGATGTAGTTATTACCGGAAGCACCTGGATCTGCTCCACCATGCCCTGCTGATAGAATTATTTTTCTTCCCATGACTTATAGATTAGAAATGCTATAATACCTACGATTGATAACGCTAACCAAAACGGCAGCCGTTTAGTTTCCTTATTACGATATTCTGACTGACTGAAAGCCGTTACGCTGCCTGTTGCCTTAACGCTATCCTTTCGTATGCCGTTGATAACTTCTTTACTGGATGCCTTCACATTCTCATAGATTATCCTTTTGCGCAGGATAGGAACGGTTGTATAGGTTGTATCGAATAACTCTACGGTCTTTGTCTGAATGTCAATCCATTCCTGTAGTGTACGGGTGGTGTCAACTACAGATACCCTCATGGTATCGTATTCTAACACGGTCACCGTTTGTGTTTTCCCCTGCGATTTGTTTACTGAATTGCAGGAAAGCAGTACTATCAGTACCACTATTGCAATGAAAACAAACGGAAACCAGTTATAGTTTTTGTTCTGGCTCATCTGGTACGATTGCATAGTTTTCACCGTTTGCGAGTAGTGCGGAAAATACCTCTAATAGGGTTGGCAGGAAAGCGATAATAGTTGCTACGCTTGCCATTTGATGGTCATTGAGTTTGAATATCTGAAATACTGCAATGACGGTAGGGCCGGATAGCAGTCCGATAACCCTTTTTGCCTTTCGGTACCATTTAGGTGCCGGCTTGTTTACGTTTGTAAGACTAATGTTTGTCTTTCCCATTTCTGTACTTATTTATGTTCACGAATATTGTAACGAGTGCGCTTGCAATGGTGCAGTAAGTTGCCACATCCGATGCGGTCAGATGGCTGAATACCCATAAAAAAAGAGTTACAAGCAGTCCATTTATTCCTGCATCATTTGTTTGGTGTTCCATTGCTAACGTTTAATCAGTTTATAAAAGTTGAGAATAAAATCATCTATGAGTGTGTTATCCGTTCCCCATTGCTGCACGATGTGTGCAGGGATAGGCACGTTGCCATCTGTAACCTTTTTTCCCTTGCGGTCATATGCTACCACGTAGGTATTGCAGCCCTGTGCGGTATCTCTGCCAAGTCCAAACACTACCCATGTGATTTGGGTGATAGTGTCCTTTGTCAGTTTGTTGAACTCTACAGGTTTGACCTGAATGGCAGCAGGGATAGTGTCTGCTTGTTGTACTTGCACCTGTACGGGTGCGGTTACTGATAATGTGATTGCGGTTGCGATTGCGGTAAGCATAGTTTTAGAATTTAGATATTATTTTCCAGTTCGTACCATCCGACATTATTTGTACGGTGGCGTATTGTACGGATAGTGAATAAGTAGTTGCGCCATCAATAGTTTCGGATGCGTTACCATCAACGGTTATCGTACCTGCACCGCTATTCTTTATGATTAGTATTCTACCTGTGCGACCGGATGATGCAGGAAGGGTAACGGTGAAAGTACCGGAAGTACAATCAATTACATAATCATCATTAGTAGCGGTGTATGCTCCGGTTTTGGTAACGTAGTTTTGCTTGAACCCGATGCCAGAGATTGAGCCATTGACTTGTAATTCATCCACTCCGTTATCAGTATTTGTATTAACTAATGTTGTACCTGCAACGGAAAGTTTAGCATTTGCAGCAGTTCCATCACCAATGCGTACATTGGTATTAGAGCCTGTTGCATATAAAAATACACCTGCTTCCGTTGCCATTTGTAGCTTTCGGGATGTCCCAGATGTTTGAAAAGAAAATAATTCTGCTGATTCATCATAGTAAAACAAACCCCTATCAGCTCCATTGTGGTCAAAAGATAATCTTGTTTGAGATGCACCACCACCGCCAGAGCCTACACCATTAATTACTAAACCTCTTGTATTTGCAGCAGTTATTACCAACCCATCAACAGATGAAGAACCACAATAAACTGTCTTTCCTACCGTTAAATCATTTGTTATACTGCCATTATTCGTAACCGATAAATTCTGTGCCGTTGCCCTTGCTGATACGTTCATACTCCCACTCACCTGCAATTTATCTACTCCATTGTCTGTGTTGGTGTTGATTAATGCAGTACCATTAACGGCTAATTTAGCAGCAGGGGCGGTGTAATCTATGCCTACCCCCCCGGCGGATGTTATACGCATACGCTCAACTCCATCAGTAAAAAAATTAACATCAGCATTGCCGGATACAAAGTTAGTACCAATCATACCCATCCCCCATTGCGTAGAGTTGTTACCTACAGAAGAATTCCAACTAAACCCAAGAGTAGCAAATTGTCCGGTAGTACTTCCGTTATAATTTACATTTAACCCCGAACCAACAGCAGTAAGTGAAGTTCTGTTTGTGGTGAATATATCAACTTTATTGCTCGGGCTTGTCGTACCTATACCTACGCTTGTTCCATTATCAAATATCTGCGAATTACCAATAGCAGTAGATGAAGTGAATTTTGATACATAGTTGGTAGTACCGCTACCCGTAACCGTTCCACCTCCACCACTACCAACTTTCTGCCATGTCCTCTTATACTTCACATACAACGAACTATCAGCAGGTCGAATCAGTATCTGCGAACTATCAGCACTCACCCCTGCAGCCGTGTCCTTAGTAGGAATACCGATACCATTCACATAACGTACCTTACTTCCTGTTTGCTGCCATTGGGCGGAAGCGGATAGGGATAAAAGTATTGCACAGATTGTTAAAAACTTTCTCATATTATTGAACTAAAATTATAATTTTTTCACCTGCAAAGAAAGGCACATTACTATCAACGGTCAAAGTACCACTACCCACAGTCCAAACTACACCCGTACCCGGCGATCCGCTATACGCAATGGTTTCAAACGATGTGCCACCCCGTGATCCGTATATCATTGTTTTACCTGCACCACCCGGTATAGCTATCGAAGTTTCACCACCACCGGCAGTATATTGCAGCACCTGTGTAGTTGTACCTTGTATAACGATGCCAGTTGGCGTTACGGTGGTTCCTGCTAAACTATATACTCCCGTACCTTGATAACTTACCTGATAAGTGGCAATGTCCTTATTTGCGCCCGTAATGGTGAAGGATTGCAGCCATGCCAAACCCGATACTATAACTAACCCACCTGCCGTACCATTATCAATAACGAATTTCAGCGATACCAACTCCCGATTCAGTTGGCTATTCAGCATAAACAGGTAGGAATAATCATCTAATACAACAAGTCCATCTGCTTGTATAGACCATGATGCGACATCGGGCCGGGATTCTCTGAACCATGCACTACTGATGTTGGTAGTTTCCATTGCATCCACCTCCACCGAAAAGGTGCAAGTCCTTGCACACGCAATGAGATTGTCAGTCATTGCTATCGAATTGTACCTGTAAAGGTTGAGTTTTTGTCCGGTTACTGGTGTCATGAGCAGTCAATTCCAACGGTTAAATTAGATCCACTAATAGTATTTGGAGTTCCAAATCTTGCACAAATATACTGCGAAGGTGTCAGAGTTACAGGCCCCACATAACTACCTGCGCAGTTCTGATAAGTTCCAGTCCAGTTACCGCCTGAACTATTGGTATATCTTTTACAAGTTGGTGGATTGAAAGCAGGGTCAGCAGGGTCAACCAATGTGTATGAAAGAACGGCATTTCTTACCTGCAAAGCAGTTGCATCAACCGTATTGCTGACAAAGTTAAACTGCAATGCCCCAAAAATGTATCTGTTTGCATTGACCGATAATGAAGAAGATGGGTCTTGTATAGCCATCGTATTAATCAACCCTATAAAGTCGGTACCATTAAATAAGTTGTACTGACTATACTCTAAATTTATTTGTGGTTGTGATATGCAGTTAAAGTACTGACTGAATAATAAGTTAACAAGATTAGCATAAAGTGTAGAAGATGCACCATACCTATAAACATCTGTTAATACCGTATAACTTATATCAGTATAAATTGATTGACTTTGCCCTGCTGCATTAAATGGGTCTGGCGCACCTATAAGAACATTAACTGATTTTTTGTAAGGTGTGGGTGCAGTTTCATTAAATATAACTCTTTGGCTTACCGGGAATGTAGATTTCCTAAATATAGACGCAAGGTATAAAGCAACTACTGCGGTACTTGTAACCTCAAATTCAATTTCTAATGTACCGGAAACAGGTGCTGCAGTTGTTTTAATATTTAATGTTCTAACCCTATCTGAATTTTGCGGCTCACCATAAAATCCTGTTGTATTATACTCCCAATACGGCTCATCATTATTCTTTCGGTAAGTCCAAAAATTACCACCTCCTACATTGATGTATATTTTAATTCGCAAAAGGTCATTAAGTGTGGTATAAGATGACCCATAAATTAATGTCAAATCAATTTCTTCATTTTGCAATACTTTTCCACAACTATCAGCTACAAGCGTAGATGATGCACTTGCACCTGATACTATTCTTTGACAAATATATCCATCTGCAACAACTCTATCATATTGCCCGCCAACACCAAGAAACTCTGTCCAGTTATACGGCTTGCCTGATACGGTCAATCTTGACAAATCGCCATTATCAATAGTGTTTTCGGGAAACTTTATATCCCCTGTCATTTCTATTTGTGAATATCCCTTTTTTAATATCTTGACCTGCCCGTTCTGAATAAAGTAAAAAGGGGTTACGGTATCGTTAATGTATGGCTTTATATCATACTTTATATTCTTTGTGCTTATTGTATCTGTTACAAGTTTCCAATCCGTTGTGAATACACGAATGGAATCAGATGCTTTTTCATTTACTGAAGTAAACCACCATTGACCATTTGATTGATATAATTGCGCACCGAATGATTCACATATCTTTTCCAATACTTCATAGCAACTAATATAAGTTGTTTGATTTTTACCTGAAATTGCAGGTGCTAAATATACTTGCCTTATTGTGCTTGTACTTTCACTCATTGCAACTGCCTGATAATAATTTACTGCTGAATTGAAGGTATATCCATCGGGAAGATAGATATTCATTAAGCAGTTGTTAATTATTTTCATCACAGATTCCAACTTGTTCAAATCTCCTGTTGATGGCAAATAAGGTATGCTTTTAAGCATTGCAAGCCCATCAATACAATTTATGGTAGTGTAATTTCTTCCTGTTGTGAATGGCAATGTCAATGTGTCGAAAAGTACAAATCCCTGCCATATAAAATAAGTAGTACCCTGCGCATAGAACTTCACATGATACTTTCTGTCGTCTGTTGTTGTAAAGTCAGGTAATGGGCCTGTAAAGTCGGTAAAATCTGCCTGTATAGTGAATGTTGTAGGTAGTATTGGTTGATATTGGTCATCGCCTGAAGCATTGCAATTCATTACAAATGGCTCTGCACCTGTACCTATTTGATAAGATGATCCGCTATATCCTTTCTCCCATATTTCAGCCGTAAAAGTATAACCCGATTTTCCAATGGCTTGTAAAGTATATTTCTTCCCGTATGCAGGTGGAACTAATAATGGCGCAGTTTGATATGGTGCTGATATCTTTCCGGCTGCTACTCCTGGTGTTATTGCGCTGCTTGCTGCCGTTTTTACTCCTGATACATAGTAATAAATATCAACTGCAAATGCAGTATCGTAATTATACCCTGTAACGTATTGGAACATGGTATAGGTAGCATCTTGTTGGTATGGCTGCGAACCATCATAGGCAAAAGTTATTATTTGCCCCTGACAATCTTTGAATGAGAAATAAACAAAGCCGTTATCAGCAGCAGTTATGTCGCTTGTTGTTACGCTTATTATCAGTTTATTACAAGCCATGTTAAGTTGTTAATGCTCTGAATGTATTGGTTCTACTTTGTGAAAGCCATATATCGTTTCCTCTCACTACACCCTCCACCACTACCCTACTATTTCCACCTCCCATCTGCGATGCGGATGCGATTATTGAGCGCATTTGGTCTGGTCGTACAATGTGTTCTGTGCCGTGTAGCATTACGGGATAACCGGAA